GCCACGGTAGTAATTAATCTACCTATTTTTGATTTAGCAAATTTTTTCACTCCCTTAACCACACCTTTTACTGCATTTTTAACACCCTTAAATAATTTCTTTATAAAAAACTCAGGCAAACCTGTGTGGGGATTGATTGTTCCTGCTCCTCCAAGGGCTTTTAACAAACGAGCCTCGTCAGGATTAATGTGAGCCAACATGGTATCTCCACCTCTACCTAAGGATGCCATGTATTTTGCAATCGGTTTCATAGAAACTTCTCCACCTTTAGAAAAAGTTTGAACTTCCTCTGGCATAGGTTGAGAAACATTTACCTCTTCAAGGGCGAGAGCTAGAGTAGATACAAAAGATGGATCAAATTGAGGTGGTATGTCTTCCGCATCTGCCCCTAACTCTATCAAAGCTTGAACTAATTGAGGATACATAGAAGGGTCACTCAATACTGCTTGAATCAACTGCTTCAAGGCCATAACTAATTCCTGAGGCATCTCAGCACCTTGCAAAATTTCTTTGAAAGCACCAACAAGCTCTGGATCTTCTGCCATAGCACTATCAAGTGTTGCATCCGAAAACTCTTTAGGAGAGACTTGCCGTCTCATTTGCTCAAAGGCTTGAACCTCCTCTGGCCTTGGTCCTTGGTTCATGTTTTGTGTTTGAGGCATTCCCATTTGAGGGTTAAGCCTCATAATCCCCTCTTCCATTACATTCCTCTCTTTTGTTGTCCAATAGGCTGCACGCTATGAAAGAACGTGATTACATACCTATAGATTATCCTATAAAACATTAGTTTCTGTCCACTAAAAGTGCAGAAGCAACCACATCAACATTAGGGCTACCCCCAGTTCCCTTTACTTTCAGAATATCCGATGACTGAAGAACCAAGGGACCTTTGTTTAATAATAGGTCTTCGCTAGTTTTTGGTAATAAATCTTTTGCAGGTTCAATTGTAAGTGTACCTGATCCGCTAGGTGCTACAGACATTGTGATAGAGGCTGTGACAGCCGAATCATCATTTGACACAATAACTGATTTTACTATAGCTGTTGTTTCATCAGCAACAGTAAGCACGTTTGTAAGTGAAGCTGATGTTAACTCAGTTTGTATGAATCTTCTGTATGTATTTGCCATGTTAGTATGTCCCTGTATTCGGCAAAGGCATCAATGATTTTCTAAATCCCATCAATGGTGATATTCCACCTAACCTCTGTGATAAAGGCTGTGCAAAACCTCTACTTGGTTGCATAGAGCCTCCACTAGGTTGTGCAAAACCTCTACCAAATTGATTGTTATAATCTAACAAAATTTGTCGTAAATTCATCAATCTAGATGTTTCAGGATTTTGATTTATATTTTGATCAATAATCCCAAGTAAAGAACCTATTCCTTGTTGTACAGAACTTGTACCCATTTCACCTGAGACAGAATAAGGGTTAGGCATACTAGTTTCTCCTCCTAAAGGAGTGACTTGTTGAATAGGATTTCCAAAAAAATCTTCAGAACTTTTTGTTTCAGGATTATACCTTGCTAGTAAATTTGAGTATGCAATCATTTTATCCTCCTAAAAACCAAGTTTGAGCTTGATCTTTGTTTTCTGTTTCAGTAGGTGTATATGTAGTATTTAATTGCAAGACAATTTGTTCCAGTGTTCGTACCAGTTGATTAAATTGCTCTGCACTATATTCATTAGGATTAGCATTTGGTAAACGTGTATTTGTAATTTTGCTCATCGTTTTCCATCCGGTTGAACATCCACTCTCAATGTACCATATCTCCAGGTAGAACCAGCAGAACTACTTTGTATCTTCAAAGATATTTGTCTTCCTCTTGCTCGAGTATCTATTTTATCTGTTGTTGGAGTTACAAGATAAGGATCTAAGCTACTATTTGTAGCGGTTGTTTCTGGATATGTCCTTAAAAATAAATTTACGTTTATGTCTCCGACTTGATCTTTAAAATCAGGAACAAATCTTTTCATAAACATCATCTCATCACCATCTCCAATATCAAAGTATCCTGATTGTAAAAAACAACTCATTGCAGATCCATTCGCGTCTGTTCCAACTTCATGAGTATATACAAGACTTCTTCCCTGAGTTAAACCGTTTATTGTTGAAACAGTGTAAGTAGCAGTGCTGTTTGGAAAATACTCTATCCCTATGGGATTATTGTATGCACCAACATCTGTCCATGTTGTTCTGTGTATTGAGGAATTTATATGCCAAACATTTTCTAAATAATTATAAGTTACTGATCTATTAATTTGATTACTACCAGAAGAACAATACCACCATGTCAACTCATTAAACTGAGAGTTTAATCCTGCAAATGTTTTTTCTTTTTGATCAAGATTAATATCGTCAAATACATAGTCTTGAACTGTGCAAGGTAGTTTTTTAACTGTTCCATCAAAAACATAAAAAGCCTCAACTCCCATCCAGAAAGCTAAACCATTCACATCTACTGCGGCATGAGAACCAGCACAACCACAATTTGTGCCTAGTTGAGTAAGACCAAAAACAAAATCACCTCCTATAAACTGCATTCCATGTAAAGATGTATCGGTAAGAATNAATATTTGATTTCTTGATCGAATAGCCGTAACAATTTTATTACCATCTGTTAACCTTAAATCTCCCGCAGTATTTTCACTAGTTATAGTGAACGTGCCTATGTCCTCTCTATTAGAGAATCTAACAAACATAGGATCTTGTGAAGCTGGAGATGCTATTGTTGCCTCTGTTCCAAAAAGAACTAAATGTCTTTCATTGGTAACTAAAGCAAACCTGTTTTTTGTTGGAGCACCTGCAACCGCTGATGCTCTATTACCAACCCCTCCAGATGTGTCCCACCTAAAAAGTTGACCATCTTGTAATTGACACAGTAAATCCTCTCCAAATGTATCAAATACCCAAATTCTAGAGCTAAGAACAATACCTGTCCCTGTTGCTGATCGAGGAGTATCCCATTCTTCTACGTTCCATTCTCCAACACCCCAACCAAAATCAGCAAAATTAACATCTTTTCCTACATTAATTTGATAAGTAGATGTAGCTGAACCTGTTGTTGTAGCAGTAGATGTTGCAGCAGATGCCGCAATAATTGTGTATGAATTTGTATCTGTAATATCTTGTATCTCAAATTCACCTGTCAAACTAGCATTAGATATTCCACCAGGATTATCTGTTACTTCAGATAATGTAACAAAATCTCCTTCTACTGCGCCATGACCTGAATCGTGAACAGTGACAGTAGTGCTGGCAGAAAGAGTTGTAAAAGCACTAGGTAAAGAATTATTTTCTGATCGATTAGGAGTTATGTCATAGTATCTTTCTTGATAGTTTACATATAACTTCCTGTCTGTTCCTACAGCTAAGTAAGGAGAGCCATCTAAATCTCTCCAAGCTATTGAATCACTAGCCATACCAATTAAAAAAGTACCTGTAGAAGTTGATTGTTGAAACTCTGTCCAACCACCTACCTTTTCAGGTAAAGCATATCGAAAGCGAACATTATCACAATCAATCCAACCTCCCTCAGCACCATATTCGGTGTTTTGTTTATCAATACCAGGTTTAAGAGAAAGTTTAAAGTAAGCCATTACTTAGATTCTAACTCCTTTACTTTTGCTTCAAGTGTAGTAACTTTTGTAGAGAGCTCTTGTATTGCTTTTATCATTGGAGCAATAAATTCATGATATCGTAATGATTGCGTAGAATCAGANTCACTTGGATCTTCCAAAGTCCAACCACCAAATAAACTTTTATCAACACCTTGATTATCTAAAACTGTAGCAACTTCTTGAGATATTAAACCGTAGTGAAATCTTGTTCCTGAGCTATATGTATATTTAGGAAAAGAAGTAGCAGTTCCTGGTGAACTTACAGTAACTGTTCCATGATTCATTTTAAATTTTCTAGGTGTTAAAGCATTAACAAAACTCAAGCCTAAATCAGTGTTTTGAATACTATTCTTTTTTCTACTGTCTGATGTGTTAATTGTTCCATTTGTAGCAAAAACACTGCCATACCTAGCACTACCCGCTCCTATGTTCAAACCCCCGTCTGAACTAGGGATTAAATCGTCTGCCACAGTAATTTGAGAGGTAGTTAAACCAAGTTTAGCTGTTCCAGCAGCAACTAAATTAAGTTGACCACCAGACTCATTAAAACCGTAATANTTTGANGTNGCTCCTAAGTATATTATAGGAGTTGTTTTGTTTAACTGAAAGTTTCCTATTATAGTTTGAATATTACTATCATTTGTTTTTACACGATTTGTTACTTCTCC